TTAATTTGTTACTTTTCTACTTCTAAAAATACCGTTAATCATTTCTTCAAAGATTATTTTGCTGCAATCTTCATATGGGCAAATAACCGGTTCTTTTTCTTTACCACCGGGGCCTACAACGCCCCATTCTTCATACCCAAGCTTGCGTCCGCAATGAGGGCAATCAATAATACCGCCGGACATATACCGCTCCTTACACAATAATAGACGGCATATTGTACTATTTATTATTGTTTACTTCATTTATCTCCAATACCGTTTGCTCGAAACGCTCTGTTTCCAACTCAACGCCAATAACACGACGATTAAGTTTTAATGCAGCTTTTACTGTTGCGCCTGATCCCATAAAGAAATCAGCAACTACGTCGCCCTCTCGGGTGCTACTGTTAATAATGTGCTCCATCATTACCGCAGGTTTTTCGCAAGGATGCTTGCCGGGATAATATTGTACCGGCGAGTAAGTCCAAACATCGGTATAAGGAACATCAACAGTTACAGAGAAAGGGCGCCGTAATAATTGGTACTGCTCAGCTAGCTCTCGATATTCACGATTAAGCGTTGCTTGGATTTCTAGCAAATCTAAGTGATTGCGATTTAACGGGTTTTCTCTGAATTTTTCATTTGCTACACGATGAAACAAATCCTGTAACTTCTGATAGTCTGACTCGCTAGGTAATTGCCATTGGCTATAACTGAACCAATGCGATGCCATTTGTTTACCCGTGGCTTGCTTGATTTCTTTAGCTGTTATTCCAAGCGATTCACGCGATTGCTTGAAATACTCAATTAAAGGCTTGAACACATTTTCTTTTAGCTGCTTACACTGCTGTAAATAGTCACTGCTTTTGCCTTTGTATGGGCTTTGGTAATGTTCAGCGAATAAAATTCTTTCTGTACTTGGAAAGAAACTGCGTAGATCAGCTTTGCATGCTCTACGCCATGGCCCTGATGGCTTTGCCCAGATAATATGATTCAGGACGTTAAAGCGTTCTCTCAATAACAACTCAGTATCTGCGGCAAGTTTTGAACCGCAAAACATATATAAGCTACCGTTTGGCTTTAGTACACGCCAGAATTCCGCCAGCATGTCATCAAGCCAAGATAGATATGCAGTAACATTTTCCCACTGATTATCCCAACTGCACGTCTTTACTTGAAAGTATGGCGGGTCAGTTGCGATTAAATCAATACAGTTGTCTGGAAGTGTTTTTATGTAGCTGAGTGAGTCTTCATTAACCAAATTGACACTGTTTAAATTTACAGTATTTTTCATAGATCAGGGAAACCTTTTTTGATAAGCTCCACCATGCTTTGTGCACATAAGCAGTGGGCTTTAGTTTGTCCGTGATCTACCGGAACGGGCGAATGACTGTAAGGGTGCTACCAACACCTTTACAGTCGCCCATTTTCACAGCACTAGATATTTTGGAATGTGTTTTCTTTGATGTTTTCTTTGATAAATCCCGCCATCGCGAGTTGCGTTAATATCAACTGACAGCGTGATTTTGCTAATTCAGTGTAACCTGAAATTTCTTCTATTGTTGCCCACCAGGAGTGTGGAACAACTTCTAAAACAATTTTTGCCTCTTCTGTCATATCAATATGTTTTAACATGATATTTCTATACCTTTGGTCAGTTATTGGTCGTGAACACACATGTAACTCTGAACAAGGGTGACAGCAAGCTTTACTTACTTTAGAAAGCAAAAAACCCAGCGCAATGGCTGGGTTAGTTGGTCAAGTTACAAAATCGGCAACTTACCGTGAAATAGTGGCTCATTAATTCAAAGAAGTCAACACGTTTTTGCAGTTTCTCTTCAATATCGCTTCTTTTTCTCTATTTTTAAATGCATCTACTAATGGTTGGTACAATAAATATTCAGTTGATTTTAGAATTACCTCAACTTCTCGCCGGCAAGTAGATATTGATGGCTTACGCTTTCTAAGTAATCCATTTCTACGTGGCATAATTCTAGGTTCACAATTTTCATAATAAGAACTAGCGATAGCCCTATCGGACGCACAGTAAACATAACGACTTAACAGCATTTTAAATGCGATGGTATCGAGATGATAAATTTGATCGACTACGTCATGAATTAATAGACCATCATCATCACTACATGTTGGTCTATCTGGATAACTTCTTCGCTCTACTGTAGCCATAAACTCAGCTATCATGCTGCTTTGTCTTTTTTCAAGTCTTCCGCTGTAAACCCAAGCGCCAAATCTAGCCAGCCAATTTTGAAGCCATGCTTCTCGCTCTGGATCGAGCACAAGACCATCAGAAATACTTTTTATACTCGACATGCGCGCAGCTCCATTACTTCTTTTTTCGTTTGTTCTAATAACTCGATTTCGTTACCGTGAATTTCTTGCCATGTTTTGGGTGCCGCATGAAAGCCGGTATCATAACTAGCCCGGTGATGAGGAGGACATAACGGTAAAACATCTTTATGACTAGCTCGCTGCGCCATTCCCTGCCCTGCTCGTACATGATGGATTTCTGCTGGTGATGGTCCATACCCCATATTTCGACAACAAATACAGCCAAGTTCGGTTACATCTGATAGCCATTGTTTATCTTCTTTGGTCTTTGATTTTTTGGTCATTGGTCTTGCCTCTAGGTAAAATCTAATAACTGAGCCGCGGCATTTTCAGCAGCTTTTTGAGTGGGGAATTTACGGAATAGAATGAAGTTCCAAAGCACGTCGAGCGTGGCTTTGTAGAGTTCGCCAAAGGCTAGGTCATCCATTTTTGCAAAGCTGATTGATTTAGCAACGCGGCGTAGGCTGCCATCTGGCATTTCAAAAGTTTCATAGTGACCAGATTGCTCAACGACCCAGTAGCGAAAGGCATCAAAGGATTTAGCGGCTGAAATATTGCGAGCGCGTTTTTTTGCTATATCATCGAGATAAACATCTGCGGTAGATTGGAGGGCATCATCATTATCGGTGTAGTAAGCGAGGAATTTAACGTAACCACGAACTAACTCTTTTTCTTCAGGCGAAATAGTGCCACCGGTTGGTTCCCAATATTCATACCCTAGGTTGAGTAAAGCGAAGTATTTACGGTGGAATCGTGGGTTTCGTGCCTTCTTAAAATCAGCATAAAGCACATCACCACATTTGATTTTTGAATGCAGAAAATCTCTCGCAGCTGGATTAGCAGGTACAAGAGTGTCGTTAGACATTTTGATAAAGCCATGCTGTGCCATAGTTTTTCTCTCAGTAGGCACAGCAAGTGTTAAGATTGGGTGTTCAGACCAATGGTATCTATTCTACTTTCTGACTCAAGAAAAATCCATCAACCAATTATAGTTACCTTGCCTAATTTTCATATTACACACAACGAAATGATCAATAATAAAAAATATATTTAAATGACTTTTATTGCCATTATTATCTCTACGAGATAAATTTTTCATAATTAGATAAAATTCAAACTTTATCTAACTATGAAAATAATTCTATTAGTTTGCCAATATACATACCAACAACAGGAAGAACAGTGACACTATTTGCAGCTATGCTCGAAATTTTTGCCACTTTCTCAAGCCCTTCTTGTCTGTCCTTTACTTGTTTTATGGACTCCACATGAGAAATTAAGCAATCAATCACCTCACAATCTTTCCCTTGCCTTTTTAAATCTATCAATTCATGAACTAACTTATCTACCAGCTCATTAGATTGGACTTGTAAGTTTTGAGTGAAGTTCTCTCCGCTATTCGCTATATTTGCATTACCATTAATAATATTATTAAAAACTTGAGTAACTACTTTCTCATCTAATTTAGACAATTTAACCTCCTCAATATCTGGTAATTTATTTTCCAATTCCAAAACAATGCTCAGCACTTTAGTTTTAACACTATCCAGAATGCCAGACATTAAATGAATAGCTGTTTCATTCCATGCTTCAATACAATACATTCCTTGATATATTTTATCACTGACAAGTCTAGTAGCTTCAGCATTCCAATTACTTTTAACAATTTGAGATTCTGAGGTTTGTAGTAACCCCTCTATAGATGCAACTGTATTAGTAACAACCATTTTACCAAATAATTCAGTATACTCTTCTGGTAGTATACTTAAATCAATTGGAAGGTTTTTTAGTATACCACCATATCGCGAGAAGCTTCCTTTCGAGTGGCATGAAATAATACGGTAATCAGGAACATCGTCATAACTTGGATATCCATCCAGTTCATGTAAAACCCAATTTTTAAAATCATCACTACCAGTTTTACTAGCTAGAAATAAACACTTGCGTAATAAGTCAGCGACTCTTACTTCTGGGTTGATCGCATCATGCTGTATCTCAGCTAAAATAGACATACTAATCCCTCTTTAAATAATTTATATTTTATTCTACCTTCAATTTTAATCCGTGCCACCCATTGGTTAACCAGCATTTAGAATCACCATCAAGGCAACATTCCGTCACTGGTAGACGTTCACCACATTTACCACAACAACGATTGGATAATTCCGCAATCTCGCGCTGAAGTCTTGTATCATCATTCCGTATGAGCATCTGAATATATTCACTCTCATCATAGGAATCACGTCCTGGTCTACGCAATGCACAATTACGCTTAATCATTTCATGTTCTTCTGATTCAACTTGCCACTGCGGGGTAACAAAGCCAGCTTCACGCTGGCGTTTGCGTTGGGCAGCCTTGCGCTCTGCTGCTGATTTAGCCATTGGTCTTGCCTCTTCATATCAATTTGGTTAATGCACTGAGCAATAACGCTCAATAGATAACTCATCTACTCTAGCGCCATTTAGATTTGCCCAAAATGCTATTGTTGAAAGTACATCTTTTTCACTTGAAGCGACGAAAAGAGTTATGAAAGATTTTTCGTCCCATAAACCACTTGCTTTATAAACCGATTTTTTCATTTTCACTCCAACTAACTACATTTAATAACCTTATGACAAGACGGTCTTATATCCGCTATAAAATGTTTAGTTATATGATGGGAGTAATTTTATTTTTTCCAAGAGTGTATGCTTCATACCTGCATTAATTGACGCCAATAGTTCAACCTATCTCTAAAAAACTCTCGATGTACCTCTGGCGCCTTTTCAATTTCCACCAGCACACGCTCTCTGTTTATTTTTCGATTTTTCAGTTGCCGAATTAGCCGGCTAGCGAATAAATCAAGTTGCTCCAGTTCGCGATATTCTTCTGACCACAAAGCGCGATTGTGAGGCAATCCATCAGGCAAGTAACTTGATTGCCCAGACATAACTACCTCGGCTTTTGTGGTTTTAAAATTTGCTGATATGGCGCCTTAGTTCTTGCTCGCGCAGCTGATTGAATAAGCTCAATGTGACATGGTGTATGATCCAAACCATCATCGGGCAATATGGGGTGATTGCTCCGGACGAGTGACTCACCGGTGATTGGGTCTTTAATTGTCATGGTCTTGCCTCAATAAGTTTTTAAAATGCCTTTTCTGCGTATTTGCGTGGTTTAGCACTCTGTGATTGCTGTTGCATTCTGGACACTTCCGTTGCCGTAATTTGGTCGGTCGGCATGTAATGTCCGTGTTTAAACTCTTGGTAGATGGTACCGGTTTCACCGTGTCGGTTTTTATCCACAATAACTTCAGCATAGTTTTTAGCTGGGCTGTTCGGGTTATAAACCACATCGCGGTAAGTGAATAAGATGTAGTCTGCATCCTGCTCTAAACTACCAGAATCACGTAAATCAGCGGCAACAGGGCGACGTTGATTTAATAGGCGTTTATCAACGTCACGTGATAACTGGCTTAGGGCGATTGTTGGTGTATGAAGTCGTTTTGCCAGCCCTTTCAATGCGGCTGAAATTGCTGCTATAGCCAAGTCGTTACGCTCTGCCTTCGGCTTTTTGATGAGACCTAAATAATCAACGAAAATCCCTTTTAAGTTTGGATACTGCCGCTTATGGTTCTCACTAATTGCGCATATTTGCTCTACTGTTAAGTTACTAGCATCGATGATGTGAATATCTCGATCCATTAAATGCGCTAAGCCAGAGCTCAATCTTGCCCAGTCTTCATCATGTAATTGCCCTTTTCTTAGTGTTGATACAGGTAACTGTGATGAACCTGCGATCATGCGTTCCGCTATTTGTTGATTCGCCATTTCCATGGAAAATAGTAAGGCTCCACCGCCATCACGGGTCATACCCTCAATCATGGTTAAAGCAAGTTCTGTTTTCCCCATCCCCGGACGACCACCAATGAAAACTAAATCAGTCGGGTTAAACCCTCCGATTTTGTCATCTAATGCTTCTATGCCCGTCTTAATCATTCCACTAATATCTTCACCTAAGTTTCTACGTTCGAGGACTTCAACATATCCTTCAATCAGAGTATTTAGATGAACGGGTAACAGGTTTTGGCTACCGGCAGTGAGCTGACCAATCTGATTTGCAAACTGGTTAATCAACTCTTCGGCTTGCTCATGGTTGCCTGCCTCAGTGATAACGGTCTGATATTTAGCCATCAGTTGAATGACTTGGCGAACACGGAAGTAACTATGAACTTTGGATGCGTACCCTTTCAGATTAGCTTTCCATACCGGTGATTTGGCAAGCTCCAATAAATTAGCTAAATCGCCCTTATCACCTAAAGCATCCGCAATAAAAAATGGGTCAATTAACGAACTCGTTAGTGCTTGTTTTTTTATCTCTCGATAAACACGCTGATAATAACTTGAGCTAAATGCCTCTTCAGGTAATGTAGCCAATACCTCATAAGCGTCTTGAGAAGCCCCACCAGCAAGAAAACCGCTAATCACTGCCCCCTCTAAATCGCGCTCATCCATCATAAGTGATTACCTCTGCGGTATGTTGCCCAATTGAATGTAAGCACGGTACCACCCTGTAATAATCGGTCTACTACACGTTCACCAAGCATTTCTTCCAGCTCATTCAACGGTAAATTGCTAACTAAAATAGTCGGCAATAAACTTTCGTAACGATCATTAATCACTTCGAACAAAATATTTCGTTCCGAGTCAGTACCGTACTGGACACCGATTTCATCAATTATCAACAGGTCGGGATCACAATATTTTGCTAGCACATCCAGTTCACTAAATTCTGAATTTCCTGACCACGTTCTACGAAATGCGCGAATGATACGCGCTGCTGTAGTGATAAATACCGATTCCTGTAAACCTCCGGCAATCTCACGGGCGATCGATACTGCAAGGTGGGTTTTACCTGTTCCGGGCATTCCACACAGTACAAGCCCCTCTCCTGCATTTTTCCTGTCGTTCCATGTTGTTACGTACTGTTTGCAGATCATGAGATTATGTTTAGCCGGTTGCGTAGTTGCTTTGAATGTTTCAAAGGTTGTACTAGCAAAACGCGGAGGAATATTTACACTAACCAATAAATCTTGTTCAGGCATTTTTACCTCCAACAAACCAGTGCGGATCCTGAGATTCATAGTGCTTGTCACCAAACCCAGTATGCGAATTAGGTTTGTTAACCTTGGCTATGACTTTATCTGGAAATATCCCCTGCCAACCATTGGCAATCGAATTACAAATCACGGCATCGGCATCAGAACACTTCGCTAATTTTTTTGCTTGCTGCTTGCACATAGTTTCAGTCAGCGGTTTTTTAATTTCCTTTCGGAAAGTAATCCAATCTGACCAAACTTCGTCACTCACGTTTTCGGGTTTAGCCAATTTTGCATCGAATAATTTCTTCGATTTTTTTGGCTCAACCTGAACTGATGGATCCTCTTTTGAATTTACTGATGGATCATGTTTTGAATTTACTGATGGATCGCCTCCAGATTCTGGAGGGTGAAAACCATCTTGAACGCCAGAAACTGGAGGGTCAAACCTCACTTTTTCATTGTTTTCTGTACGGTCAAAATCTGAACGTTCAGAATCTGGATGGTGAGATTTAGATGCTTTTTCGCGCAATTTTCTTAGTTTTGCATTTTCCTCAAGTGCTATTTTTTCCAACTTATCAACATTCAAAAAATACAAATTTGATGCATTTCTATTTCCATTTCTACGCATCTTTTTAACTAACCAACCATCTTGCTCAAGCTCGTTACAAGCGCTACGAATAGTGCTGACACCAGCTCCAATTTGTCGACTAATCGTTTCTACACTAGGGTAACTAACACCTTCATCACTCGAGTAGTCAGCCAAGCGAACCATGATCATTAATTTGGTACCTTTAACGCCAGAAACTGCGCAAGCATCCCAAACATAACCTTGAATTTTATTACTCACTTCACACCCCCAGTGCTTTAGCTATATCACGGCAGGCGTTCTGGTACTGTTCCGGCGTGAGTTTCTTTGAAAGCAGCTTTTGTTTTTGTTGTTCGTACTGTTCCCAAACGCTTAGCGCAGCCGCTCTTCTACCCTCGAAAACGTCTTCGATTTTCTCTCTATCCGCTGGTTCTCCGTTCAACAAAAAACCATTGCGATAGGTTATTTTCTCAATTGTTCTTAGCATTGGTCTTGCCTCTTGAATTAATGCACGCTGGTCTGACGTGGTATCGCATTTAACGCAATGACTGCATTATTAATATGGTGTGACATGTCACGACCCTCTAATAAAATTTCGCTAATTGCCTCAGCAAATCGTTGTATTGCAATTGAAGCTAGGTAATTTTTTGTATCACCACGAATGCGAGCTAATCTCGATGCCGGTAATGCAATTTCTATTGCCGGCATTAACTCAACTATTTTTCTGATAGATGCGGGGGAATCACCACGCAACCAACGAAATATCTGTTGCCGGTTATTATTAATCGCTTTCCAATCAGCCCTACCCGATTCGTCTTCGATCACATGCAAACGCACTTGTGACCTGTTTTTTACAATGCCTAAATAAGCACGGCTAACCTCAATAGCTACATGCTCTTGACCTTGCTCCGCTGCCCAATCCTCAATTTCAGAACGGACAATATCGATATCAAAATTCATCTACTCGCGTCTCCTGTCGCAAAATTGATTATTAAGAATCAGTTTTTATTTTTTAATCAAATACACTAATAAACAGTGAGCTGCATATGTTTAAAATAACAACATGATTTTAGGCAACATTCTTACTACCGCTGATTAACCATGATGGTTCGCACTTTAAAGCACTTGCGATCTCAATAATAAATCTAGGTTTTTTTATAAGTCCTGATTCAATTTGCTGGATAGATTGCTGCTTCAATCCAACCATATCTGCAAGTTCTGACTGAGTTAAATTGAGTTCAACTCGGCGACTCTTAACTCTTTCTGAAAGCGTATTCATTTGCGTCTCCTTTTTAACAAAGTTTCTTGTATTTAAAAACAAACTAACTTGTTTGTCAATTACAGGTTTTCTTGTAATCATCTTCTTGTATTTTTTAGGGGGTTATATGTCGATTTCTGAACGAGTTAAAAATAAAAGAATTCTTCTCAATCTGACTCAGGCAGAGTTAGCTGAAACCGTTGGAACTACCCAGCAATCGATAGAACAACTAGAAAGCGGAAAAACTAAGCGCCCTAGATTTTTACCTGAATTAGCAAAAGCATTATCTTGCTCAGTTGATTGGCTTGTAACAGGAAGAGAAAACAACAATGACTCACTCCCTCCGGAAAACGAGTGGGGAAGTATTAAGTCATGGGATAGTAAAACCCCATTAGAATCTGATGAGGTTGAAGTTCCTTTCTACAAAGATATAGAGTTTGCCTGTGGTAATGGCGGATGTATTGATATTGATTATAACGGCTTTAAATTGAGATTTTCTAAGTCAACACTACGTCGAATTGGCGCACCTACTGATGGATCAACTATTGCATGTTTTCCTGCAAATGGGGATAGCATGGAACCAGTAATACCTAACAATGCAGCTGTAGCAATTGACATGGCAAATAAAAAAATAATTGATGGTAAAGTCTACGCTATAGACCAAGACGGTCTAAAACGCTTAAAAATGTTATATAGAAGACCAGGTGGAAAACTAATTATTCGCAGTTATAACCGTGATGAATATGAAGATGAAGAAGCTGATGAAGACAGCGTGACGATTATCGGCAGAATGTTTTGGTATTCTGTTCTTGATTACTAAGGTAACTCTATGGAAAATTTCAAGTTAAAGCTTAAAAATCATGTGGACCATGTAAAACAGGTTGGGCAACACTGCTCAACAGAGGAAACCACAAAACAGGCGTTAATACTACCTTTTCTCGATATCCTCGGCTTTAGCCCTTATGACCCACAAAAAGTTAAGGCAGAATACGGCGCTGATTTCCCTGGTGTAAAAGCAAATGAGCGTGTTGACTATGCGCTCTTTTGCCAAGATGTTCCCGTTATGTTCATTGAAGCCAAATGTTATTTTGAAAAATTAGATAACCATTGCCCTCAACTTTCTAGATATTTCAATTCCACACCTGAAGTCACTATATCAGCTATAACTAATGGATTGGAATGGCGTTTCTTTACTGATTTGAAACAAAAAAACGTTATGGATCCAACTCCATTCTTACGCATTAGAATGGATGAAATTAGTGATTCAGATGCAGGTCAATTATTTCGCTTTAGACACGATAAATTCAAACCTGAAGCATTAAGAACTCTAGCTGAAGAGAGCGTATATCTATCTGCTTTCACTAAAACTATTAGTTCAAGTCTAAGAGATGTTGATAGTGAGTTTGTTCGCTATGTTGCTAGCCGCTCGAATGTTGAAAGACAATTAAATCAGCGCTTTATCGATTCTATAACCCCTCCTAGTCAAGCAAGCTGTTGAACGTTCTGTCAGTGCAATGGTAGTTTCAGGCTTATCTGGTAAGTTTGCTTATGGCGAAGAGCCCGTAGAAACAGCAACAGAGGAAACTCAAGAGTCTAATGAATTAAAAGATATTATTGATCCTGATAATCCAAACATTATTACCACCACTAATGAATTAACTTTATTTGAAAAAATAAAACAGATCACCGGGTGTAATGAAATTGAATATAAAGATACTGAGTCTTACTTTGGTATCCTATATCAAGGTAAAGTTAATCGTTGGATAGTTAGATTCTACGATAAGAAAAATAGTGCTTATCTCATGGTTCCGATAGAGATTACTGACCTATTAGGTAATGAAATAAAGCGCGCAGGTTTAGAGTTAACAAATAACCGCATCACAATTCAATCCCCTGAAGATATATTAAGAATAACAGGTATCATTCTTGATTCGTTTGAATATGTAAAAAACGATGAAAACTTCAGAAAAAAATCAGCTAGCGAATAATTATTGTGTAATACCTTTCTGCCCTTGCTTAACGTAAGGGCTTTTTGTTTCCTTCTATCCTCTGTTTCTCTATTCACACCTCATTCAATGTAAAAACCATTTCTGCATACATTGATGTGATCCCCACCTCTTTTCCACAAAATTAAACAAAATAAATATCCTCATAAAAACAACCAACTACAAACAAATAAACAAGCAATACAAATTTAAACAAGTTTTTCATTTACTTTAATACAATTTATCTTGTATATTACAAACATCGAAACAAACAAGACCTCACAGCAAGTGTTTTGATAGGTGTTCAAACCAAATTTAGTTTTGCTGTTATGTCGGAGGAGAACCAAAGCTCTCATCGCGACCTTTCATGATTACCACGACATAACAGTGAATTTTTGCAGTACCAGGGAATTTAATTAGTTACCGACCAAAGCTACAAGGCAAGACCTGACAGCTCGGAAAGACGGGCATTGATTTACAGACGTAAAAAAACCCACCGAAGTGGGTTCCTTTACCTCGGGTCGCCGACCAAAGCTAACCGAGAATTCTACTAGCGCGACCAAACGCTAGAAGAGGCAAGACCAATGATAAATCACTGATCACAGTTATTTTAAAGGAGCTGCTATGAAAGCACAACCTAAAACCCTAAGCGTTACGCTTTACATCCACGCACGAAAGCAATTTGACGGTTCATATCACTACGCAGCATTCACATTTAAAGCCGATGTTAGTTTAGGTGTAGGTTTCGTTGTATCAGAACATACCGTTGAAATTCCATTTCAAGAATTAACCTCAGAGCAATTAGTAAGTGCTGAAATTGAGATATTACGCGAAGAGCAAAATAAAATTCTTGCTGATGCGCAGGTGAAATCAAGCTTACTTGAAGATCAGATCCAAATGCTGCTTTGTTTAGAAGGCAAGCCAATTTCTAAAATTGACGAAGAAATCCCCTATTAAGAGGCAAGACCAATGAAAACTTTTATCTGTGTATTTGAGCCAACGACCGAGGCTCGCTCCAACGGAGCAGTACCATTAACTATCGCTTTAAATGCAACTAACGAAAAGCTAGCTAGCGCATCAGCAATGATCAAGCTTTCAGAATCTTATCCGGAAGCCATGGATAATTTCAACACTGACGAACCTATCGTTTGTGAAGATGCTATGGGATCCCCTCGCCCTGCTATCGGTGAATTTGATGAAGTATTTGCTTCTCAAAATGAATTTAACGGCACTAGCTGGCAGCCTATCGTTTATAAAGACTTTAATAAATTAGCGCCGATGGTCCGTATTGCTGCAACCCTGCTATATGGCAAAACTCAGTTTACAGATGCGGAATATAGCCAAGCTATCAAATTCGTGCACGAAGGCAGCGATCAGCCAAAAATCCGTAATATCGGTAAAGGGCTGGCTAAAATCAGTGCTGTATGCACGATGGATGCAGAACAAACTATCGAAATTGCACAAGCCGTTTCTGAGTTCGCTGATGATGAAATCACCATTGAAGATGCTACCGCCCTCGGTAAAAGTTATTTGAAAGAAGAACCTAAGCTGGAAGTGACATCCGCAACAAAAAGTGAAAACGATGAGCCAATTCTCAAACGTGACTACGCCACGCTTGATATGGAGGTTGCCCTCGCATTAATTGGTGATGTTGATTTTGACGCTATCCGTAGTGCTGATATCCGTAAAGCTAAAGAATTAATAGCAGCTGAAGATAAAGCATGGAAACGTTTATCAATGGACTTGCGCACACTCCCTAGCGTTCTCGATATACCGCGCGAAAACATCTTCGCATTAGTGTCTGAGGCACGCGAGAAACCTGAATTATTTGATGATGCCAATGCCCGTAAGGCGTTTATCGATGCAAAACTTGGTGCCGAAAATCCAAAAGTAACCTCCTTAGGTAATGGTCGTTTTTCAGTTGATAACTTAGGTACCAAACCGGCTAATGATGAAGATCCCAAAGAGCCCGTTACCAAAGAAAAAACCAGACGCGGCAGTAAGAAAAAAGAAACACCGGCTAAAGAAGAAAAAGAACCTGAAACCGTTGCTATTGAAACTAAAGAAACACCAGCAGTTACTAAACCAATTTCCGCTGTAACTGCTGAGCAAGATGATTTTGAACATCGTGCAACAGTTATCGATGAAGTGCTCGAAGGCAATAACGACCACCTCAGCATTTGGAAGCGCGTGCAGCGCACTGACGCACGATTTACCAAGCCTTTAGAGGGTATGGGATTTACTGGTACCAGCATTAACAGCACTTACATGTTTATGCGTGCGACTGAAATCTTTGGTCCTATCGGTGAAGGATGGGGATATGAAGTTATTGAAGAAAAGTTCATTGATGGGAAGCCACTCGTAGAACCCGTTCTCGATGAACGTAATAAACAAGTAGCAACTAAATTTTTACGTGATAGTGATGGTTCATTATTTTGTGAACAGAACCATTCACTCAAAATTAAGTTCTGGTACAACACTGAACGTGGATTACGCGGTGAATTCGAAAGTTACGGCGCCACACCTTATCGATACCAAACTAATTACGGTATCAAAGTCGACGGTGAAGTAATTAAAAAATCACTCACCGATGCAATTAAGAAAGCATTATCGATGCTTGGATTCAGCTCTGATGTGTTTATGGGAATGCACGATAACCCTGAATATGTTGCAAGCAATAAACTCGAGTATGAAATCAAAGCAGCGACAGACAATGCCGAAGATACAACTCGCGTTCGTAAAGAGTTAGACGAGAAATTCACTCGACACACTGAGACTATGCGCAGTGCTGTCACAGCAAATGAATTACGTGGTATTACTTCAACCCTTACCCGTGAAATCTCAACCCACGCTAAATTAGCTAAACAACGTGGTGATACTGAATATGAAAAATATTTAAACGGTCGTCTTCGCAGATTAAAAGAAATTGAAGATGAGTGTTTAGACCAACTGAAACAAAAAGAAGAGGCAATCTAATGACCAAGGTAAAGGCAATCGCAATAGCGGCTGATTATGACAAATTACAACAGCTCGTTGAGTCGGGTGAGTTCTCTGCAGAAGATGTCGCAGATACGTTAGAAGGTCTTGAAGGTGAATTAGGCGATAAGCTAGACGCAATTATGGTTCACGTTCGTAATATTGAAGGGCAAGCTGAAACCCTAAGTAAAGAATCGAAACGTCTAGCTGAGCGTAAAAACCAATTCGATAATCAAATTAAAAACTTAAAACAGTATGCCTTAACGTGTTTATTAACATCTGGAAAAGATAGCTTAAAAACGTTGAGAAATACGTTTACAGCAAGAAAAGGCACTGTATCTGTTGTCATTGATGATGAATCATTACTTCCTGACGAATTAATTGATGTTCAAACTGTGACTGCACCCGATAAAAAAGCAATTAAAGCGCGTATTGATAAAGGTGAAATTATAGATGGAGCACACCTTGAAACTGGGGCGCGTACTCTGCAAGTTCGTTAATACCTATAGCGCCCATTACTGGGCGCATTATCAGGAGAGACATTATGGCTATGAAACTTGAAGTGATTATTACTCACGATGAAGCAAGCAATAAGTGCAGCGTAGAGTGGTCTACAGATACAACTGAGCATGTGACAACTCAAGAAGAACATACTCTATCAATGGTAAAAAAAGCGGTTTTACTGCAACTAGGCTACCCAACATCATCGGTAATTATTCACTAGCGTGACATGTCACGGTGTATTTATTATGAAAAATAACCTAGAAGATTTACATAACTACTTGTTCATGCAATTGGAAAGGCTGTCTGATGAAGATCTTAAAGGGGAGGAACTTAAAGAGGAGATTGGGCGTGCAAAGGCTTTATCCGCAGTTGCATCACAAATCGTCAATAATGGGCAGTTGGCGATTAGTGTTAAGCGTATGGCTAGTGAAGGGCGTATTAAAGACGCCCCTAATTATCTGGAAGTTAAAAAATGAGCCGATTTTCTTATAACGAAGAAATGCGTGATTGGATGCGTAAAAACTACCTATTATCGCTCCCTCAACTCACCATTAACTTTAATAGCCGGTTCGGTACCACTCGATCAAAAGACATGATCAATGGGTTACGTAAAAGCCTGAAATTGAAAACTGGTAGGTCTGGAGTGTTTATTAAAGGAAATATACCCGCCAATAAAGGTATTAAAGGTTTAAAGGGGGCAAATTCAGGATCTTTTAAAAAGAATCATATTCCTCATAACCGCCATGAAATTGGCGCAGAAGTCATAGCTACAACTGGATATATCAAAGTAAAAACAGGCTTGCCGAGCGAGTGGAAATTTAAACATATTTTGCTATGGGAAAAGAGTAACGGAAAGATACCCAAAGGTCATGTTATCAAATTCATAGATGGCAACCCATTAAACTGCACCATTGAGAATTTAATGATGATTACTAAACCAGAGCATGGAGTAATGAACCGCTTCTTTTCTGGTGTATCAGCTGAATATAAACCGGCTATCTTGCAATTGGCTAAAATTAAAATTGCAATTAGAAGCATAGAAAATAAGGGGCAAGACCAATGCTAAGACATGTGCATCAAAAAGACCAGGAAGTGAAAATTATCTTACCTGATGGATCGTACGGTTTTATTTCAACTGACCGCCGTTGCAAAGTCTCCTATGATTTGCCGGCAAATATCAAAATTGAAATACAGCCACCGGTATCGAAACAGCAAGGTGGGAAATAATGTTTGGCTTATTTTTACTCGTATGCAGTGCAATGAATTGCCAGTTTGAGCCATATGGCTATATCTATCCTGATGAAATTAATTGTTTAATCGATAGAGAAATTGAAGCCGGAAAAGGGAATATCGCAGAGTGTTACCCGGTTGATTCGGTTATACCGGCTAAAAATTGATTAAGCTTAATCAGTTTTGTTCTTTAGTAATAATTAACATGGTGGTTTATTCAATAATGGATGACCACCATGAAACAACCGCAATTAACCCCTTGGAGAACTGGGGATCAATTATTAACTGAATTCGATATCAAGCTAGGCAAGTTAGCCTCTAGTGTAAAAAACAGACCATGCACTGAAGCGGAAATAAAACGTGCTTGTGATACTACAGATAAAATTATTTCATCAATTATGAGGCAAGACCAAGATGGTAACAGAAAGCGCTTGCGTAGAACGCAAAACAAAAAAAGAAGAGATGAATACCCCTAAAAAATACCATGATGATGATTTATTAAGTATTCAAGAGGTATGTGTTCTCATTGGTGGCATTAGCCCTAAAACTTTGGCTGATTGGAATAACAATCATAAACATAGAAAAATACTCGCACCTATTTGTTTTACCGAAAAAGTCGTTAGGTACGAGTATAAAAATGTTAAAGCATTTATTGAAAAATGCCGCAAAGTTTACTAACCCATTTTCCTACGTAATAGCGCTACTTGAGTCAAAATACTATTTTCATGAGCTTCAAAAGCCTGACGCTTTAGCGCTATTTCTTCCTGTAGTATCTCATCAGAAAAATCATAGTGTTCAGCCATACGGTCCTCACTTCTGTCAGAATGATGTAGGCATAGTATGCTTATCTCTTTTGTATCTGAGCGTGAATATCCCTTTTGGCGCATTTGAGCAATGATGTTACTTTTGAAAAATTTCCGGCACATCGTATTGAATGCGCCGGATTTTCCCTTCACCGTCCCTTCGTGTACTACCCCTTTCACCGCCCCTTCCGGGCTATATGTTTTCACCAATTTATCCAAAGAACGTTTTGAAAAAGGCAGTGATGGATCTCGTGGTTGCAGAAATACATAATCACGATTGCAGTTAACTGAAGACTCACGCCACGATAGCTGCTCATCAAGTAAAGCCTTCATTGCTTTAGTGATTGGGAACTTGAATTCTTTCTGCGTTTTCATTGCCCCTCGCATTCCCGTTAGCCCCGCTGGATAAGTAATTTCTAGATTATCCAAATCAACATAGTCCCATCGCAAATTTGCAATGTTTATCGGTCTAACGCCAGTTAAGATCATATATCTAACCGCATTTTTTTGATGAACGGAACTACATGACGCAACGTTAATCCAGAGAGTGGAGATCGATTCTATATCTGTGTATCGTTTGGTTGGTAAAGGCTTTTGTACTCGAGAGGAAACATAGTCGTCGGGAATGCTTGCGGCTATATTTATCCCATTGCAATAAACAGGGGCGGCAAATTTCCAAAACCGGCGCAACTCTGCAAATAACTCCAATGCCTGATTGTTTGATTTAGTCTGTACCCATGAATCGATAACTTCAATTAGCCTTGGGTATTTCATATCGCTGAAAACTTCTCTGCTACCAAAGGATTCTTTTATTTGTTTTGTTCTGCAGCAATATGTCGCATAGCTATTTTCGCTAAGCTTTGCTCGGGAAACTTTGCCAGCTAAATCCTTTTCGTATGCATCTATTAATTGATGAACTGACTCAGCCCTTAGCCCTTGCTCAGCTAATAATTGAGCTTTTTCTCTTGCGATAGGTAATGATAACTCTGGAAACTCACCTAATTTTTGACCTTTGACTTCCATATGTTTGGGGAATTCGGCGTATACTGTTACCTTACCGGCTTTGCTAAAATCAATACGCAGGTAATGCTCTTTTTCGTATTTAGATCGACGTGGCTTGTTGATGTGTTTTAAAATGATTTTTGCAGCCGCAACACAGATTCTCATGTGTGTACTTGTGTACGGTGGCTTGCATGACTCCCAACGCTGTAATGCGTCGGCATATTCATCAGAATTAGTGCTATCGGGCTTTTGTGTTGCTAACTTTGACATTGAAATACCTCGTCATATCAACACATTAAATTAAAAGCTCACACACTAGGTATTTTTAGAGCTGTAAAATAGGTATGTGTTGCTGTTTTGTGTTACGAATCTTGGTTTCTCAATGTAAAACATACTGTATAAAAACACAATAGCCGGACGAAAGTAACGAATACGGATAGAACTTAAGTTACTGATTATTAACTTTATTAAACGTAAATTATTGATATGTCATTATTAATTACAAAACGCTGTATTAATTGCGATATGTGTGAACCTGAATGCCCTAATGATGCTATTTTCATGGGACAGGAAATTTATGAAATAGATTCTGACCTATGCACTGAATGTGTTGGCCACTATGACAAGCCAACCTGTCAGTCTGTCTGCCCTATCACAAATACCATTATTACCGACCCTGAACGAACTGAATCCCAAGAACAGCTATGGGATAAGTTTGTCATGATCCACCACGCAGATAAAATCTAACATCAAAAGTTTGTCATCCTTAAAAATTGCCGACGTAACGACGTAGCCTTGTCGGCAATTCATTTAATCTATCAGACTCTCTATAATCACTGTTGCTGCCGCATAATGGCGCTCATCGGTAATAGAAACATGAAAATGGGTTGCATTCAGACAAGCTGCCAGCTTCAAAGCTTCTCCACTGAGCGTTAATAACGGTTTACCTAACTTATCATTAGTGACCTCAAACTGATTAAAAGCCAATCCGTTACGGATCCCAGTCCCTAATGCTTTAGCAGCAGCCTCTTTAACGGCAAATCGTTTAGCTAAAAAACGGGCAGGCTTAGTTTGTTGCTGATATTGTGCATACTCGTATTCCGTCAAAATTCTTTTAGCTAAGCTATCCGCTGAGCGTTCAATGACTGACTCTATACGACTAATTTCAACGATATCAGTACCTAAACCTACAATAGCCAT